GGCGGGGCCGACGTTTGACAGGTATGGCTTGCCGTAGGTGACCTCGACGTCGGCGATCTCCCCAGCAAAGATTTGGCGTTTGCTTGGGACGCCGGAGACAAGGCCGCCGTCGGTGTAGAGCCGTACTTCGGTGCCTGGCACAAGGTCGGGGTCGGGGGTAGCGTAGCCGTTGGGGTAGCGGATCTCGACCGCGGCGGTGTTTGCCCGGTATGCGTCGAGTGGGGATCGGCGGCCGATGTTGCAGGTGGCGGTTAGTAGGTTGGGGATTTCGGTTTCTACGCCGCCGATGACTTTGTAGAACCTGAAAATGACGTTCATTAGTAGGCGTTCCCGACTCGGATCGGAACCGACCCATTCTGGCGCATGTAGGCGCGGAGCGCGTCGACGACGGAGTTGGGGTCGCCGCCGTGGACGTTGATCGTGACGCCGCCACCCATGCTCCCCATACGGTCCAACGGGACGACAGCCTCGGGGCCTGCCTCGCCGATCATGGCAAGGGTCGGGCCGCGAACAATGCCGCCGTTGGCGAGTCCTGGGATCTTGTTGAGCAACGATCCGAGGGAACCGATAGCGCCCAGCCCTGGTATAGAGAGTTTGCCTGCGGCTCCGGCGAGTTCGCCGAGGATGCCGAAACGCTCAAAGAAGTCGTCGAAGTCTTTGACGCTTTGGGCGATCTGTTTGCGGAACACGAAGATGGCGGCTGTGGCGGCCACTACAGCGCCTGCGATGAGAATGTAAGGGTTGGCGGCCGCGGCGGCGTTGAAGAGCGTCTGGGCGGCTGTGGCGGCTGTCTGGACGGCTGTGAAGATCTTCATGGCGGCGTTCACGCTGATGATGGCTGTGGCGAGCCCGCCGATCGTTGCTCCAAGGATGACGACAAGATCGGTGTTTTCGCCGACCCACGTAGCGAGGCGTTCCAAATAGGGAAGCAGCTCTTCAATGATTGGGAGGAGGGCCATACCGATCGACTCTTGGGCTTCTCCGATTGCGACGCCCATACGCTTGAAACGGCCTTCGGCGGTGTTTGCGGCGTCGGCAGCTGCGCCTCCGAATGTGTTCGCCATTGTGTTGAAGATTTCGTCGGCCGAGTGGCCTGCCTCGATGAGGCCGCGCATAGATGGATCAAGTTTTGCCAGGGCGCTTTCCTGGCCGTTGTAGGCTTTGCCGAGGGCTGTGGAAACGGTGGTGAGGTCTTTGCCGGTCGCCGCGGCGATGTCGAGGGACAGGTTGAGTAGGCGTTGGGATTCTTCAGCGGAGCCGGTGGATCGGGCAAGGTTCGCGTAGGCGGTGCGGAGTTCGGTGTCGGCGACGCCGGTGGCCAGCGTCATTTTGCCGATTAGGTCTTCTGTGGCCGCGACCTGGTCGTCGGTGGCCTGCGTTGAGATTTTCAGCTGACGGGCGAGTTCGGCTGAACTTTTCTGGTCTTCCATCGCGGCTTTGGCCGCGGAGTAACCTGCGACGGCGAGGCCGCCGAGCGCGGCCGCTGCTGGGATCGCGGCTTTTTTGATGGCGAACTGGGCTTTTTCTCCGGCGGTTTCGAGCTGCTTAAACTCTTTGATTGCTTTGGAGACGCCTTTGCCGTCGAACTCGGAAATGATGGGAATGGTTATTGCCATTACGCGGCCCTCCGTGACATGAGGCGGTCAGCGGTTTTGGCGACGCCTTGCACCAGTTCTTTGACTTCTTTTTCGACGCGGTCGGCGTAGCGTTCGTAGCCAGGCCACATCACTCGGGAGGCTTTGCCGAAACGGTTGTTGAGGCTACGGACCATCCATTCGCCTTGTGGCGTGTTTCCGGCTCGGCTCATGTCAAACAGAGTGGCTTGCGCGGCTGTCCATTTGATGCCGAAAACAGCGAGGTTTCGGACAACTCCGCCGAACTCTTTTGGCTTTTTGCCGGAGACGAACGCTTTGATTCCGCGGGGCGCTAAGGAAACACTCCATGGCAACATTTGGAAACCGGATCGGGTTGTCCAGTTTCGTTCCCAACCGGATAGCGGGGCGCTAGTGGGCAGGCTTCGCTTAATTTCGTTGATTGGTTCTTCAACGATCTTTTTGTAGTCCTTGGTGATTTCTCGCCGGATCTTTTTGTCGAGTTGTTGGATGGTCCGTAGGTCGTCTTTGAGGCCGACGACTTCGATGTTGGCTCGGGCTGTCATCGGCGTTCCTTTCTGGACTTGTTCAGCACCTCGACGGCGGTGTTGAGATCTTTTGCTGTGAATGGGATTTCGGAGGGCCAAAAGCCGGTCGCGACGAGTAGTTCGGCTAGACCGCGGCTGTATGTCCCTCGTGGGTAGGGTTTGCGTCTTCTTGGGTTACGACTTCGAGTGAGATCACTTTGCGGGCGTAGTCGTCGAATGTGGGTGGGACCGTGATGCCGCTGGATTTGGACGCGGCCCATGCAAGAAAGGTGAGGTCTTCCGCGCCGATGCCTTGGGCGAGGCTTCCGGCGGTTTTTTTGGTTTTGCGTTCCCATTCGATGACGTTCCAGAACGACGTCGTCACTTGGACGGGTCCGTTTCCGGTGTCTACTGCAAGGGTGATTTTCATAGTGTCCTCCTAAGGCACGGTTAGGGATTGTTGGATCAGGTGATGTCGCGGGCCCAGGTGCCGCCGGTGAAGGTGACGTCGACCATGGCAAGTTCGCCGACGGTCGAGTTGATCGGGGTGAAGGACTGCAGGAACGCTCCCGTGATCGTGTACTCGGGGTTCGATGCGGATTCGGTGGTTCCCGATGGTGAGATCACGAGGGTTGAGGATTTGCCGACCATTGCGGCAAGTGCGGTTTCAACTTCGGATGTTGCGCCGGAGCCGCCGTAGGCGAGGAACATGGTGATCGCAACCTCGACGGATTGAAGTCCGGCGGTGTAGGTGCGTCCGGTGTCGCCGAAGCTTGTCGTTTCGAGTGCGTCGGTGCCGACGGTCAAAGTGCAGGTGTTGGATTCTGCGCTCAAGTCGTAGGTGGTTGCGCCCTGGGTGATGTTGATGGTGGCGTTGCTGAGAAATGTCACAGTTGCCATAGGGTCTCCTTTAGTTCCGCCGTACGGCTACGGCGACGGTGATGTCGTATGAGGGAAGGGTTTGCCCGCCGATGTCCGTGAGGGTCGGCCTACCGCTTGTGACGGAAAGGGCCGAGTTCATGATCGTGTCGGCGGTCGTGATGAGGTAGTCCTCGGCGTCTTGGTTGCCTGGTGGGGCGGCAACGATGCGGAGGGTGAACTCGATGTCGCCCACGTTGTACGTGAACGCGGTGAAAGTTGGCGGGTCGATCAGCACCGAACGGGGCCGCAGGTTGCGGGGGTCGGTGATGGCAGCCAAGCCGAGACCCGTCAACGTGGTGACGATCGCGGACCGTGCCTCCGCAAAGATCCCGGTGGCTGGCACCTCACGCCACCTGGCTTCGGTTCACACCGAGTAGGCGCATGATCTGTCCCATCGTTCCGGGCGCGGCGGTGATGGTCATGTCTTGGAACGACGCGAACGAGTCGACCGAGCCGCGTTCGCGGTACAGGGCCATCGCGTAGAGCGTGGTTCCGAGGGTGACGTCTCCAGATGGGGAAGTTGTCAACGAGTCGAAATATCCGGCGGCTTTACGTCGACGGAACGCGAAAGCGTTCGCCGCGTTGGTGCACGTCGTGAGGTAGGTGGCGTCGTCTCCGGCGGGCACATAGCCCAAGGCGATTTCTACGGCACTCTTTGTGATCCAGGTGCAGGTCTGGGTCCACGTGATCGTCCCGGCAGAGCTGCCGCGCTGAACGTCGTTTCCGGCGTCCGCGAAAAGCAACTGGTTGGGGATGAGGTCGTCGTATTCGTAGAGGAAGTCGCCTTCGGAGTCGATGCCGTCGTACCTGTAGACGGGCACAGCGAGCACGGTGAAGGTGCCGTTGAACGTGGCGTCGGTCGCTCCGCTGATTGCGATCGTTTGGCCGATTCCGATTTCTGTGGCTTCGAGGGTCTGCACCACGGCGTAGCCATCCAACCTCATCGCGTGAGTGATGGTGAATGTTGCCATGGTGCAGCCCTCTCAGTCAGTCAGTCAGGATCAGGC